CTCGGCAGCGGGGCGATGGACTACTACCGCATCGCCGACGCCGACGACCCCGCCGACTACGAGACCGAGAGCCTGACACTCGACCCCGCAGCCGTCCGGGCCTACTCCAAGGACACCACTGTTGTCTCGTTCCTGAAGCTCTGCCGGCTCGAGGAAGACCGGGTCGAGATCTCCTATCCCACCGGGCGCGCCGCGGAAGCCACCATCCGTGTCTGCGAGCTTCCTCTGGAGGCCCCCGTATGACCTACGACGCCAGAGAGCGGAGCAGATACCAGGGCCAGCCCGTTGAAGGCTTCCGGTTCGTGCAGGGTGGGAACCTCTGGCTCTACACCTCCGCCGACCGCGAGATCACGCTGCCGATCGGCACGTTCACGCCGGAGCCGATCACCCGGACGCCGCTCGACTTCTCCCAGGAGGACACCGGCGAGTCGATGGAGTTCACCGTCGCCCGCACGAACCCCGTGGCCGCGCTCTTTATCGGCGACGTGCCGTCATCGCCGGTCTGGGTCACAGCCTACCGAGCGCATCGCGGTGACGAAGCAGAGGCCATCGCGTTCTTCACCGGCAAGGTGACCCGGGCGCGGTTCGCGGAATCCGAGGCCATCCTCGTAGGGACAGGGCTCAACACGGTCCTGAGCCGTGCCGTGCCGGTTCTCAAGATGCAGACCCCGTGCAATCACGTCCTCTACTCGGCCGAGTGCGGTGCTAACCCCACGGCATGCCGTGACTCGGTCACGGTCACAACCGTTGACGGCGCGACCGTCACGTCGAACGACTTCGCGCTGAGGCCGGACCAGTGGTTCCGTGGCGGACGCCTTCAGACGTCCGAGGGCGAGACGCGCTTCATCGCGGACCACGTCGGAGACACCGTGAAGCTGATCTCGCCGCTTCCAGGGCTCGAGTCGCTCGACGTCGTCTGGGCCTACTGGGGCTGCGATCACCTCGAAAGCACGTGCCTCGACAAGTTCGAGCAGCTCGACAACCACCTCGGCTGGTCGCGCCTGCCCAGCCGAAACCCGTTCCAAGGGAGCATCGAGTAATGGCCTGGTGGGTCACCGCGCTCATCTACATCGGCCTCACGCTCGTCTACGAGCTCATCCGGCCCAAGCCCAAGTTCGACTCGCCGGACCCGTCGTCGATCGGCGACTTCCAGTTCCCAACTGTCGGCGAGGGCCGGCCGATCCCCATCGTCTGGGGCACGTGCAAGCTGGCCGGGCCCATGGTGACGTGGTACGGCGACCTCGAAGTACAGGCCATGAAGAAGACCGTCCAGACGGGCCTGTTCACCTGGGAGGAGATCACCACGCACTACAGGTACTGGCTTGGCATCCAGCTGGTTCTCTGCAGCGGCGAGATCGACGAGGTCGTCGAGATTCGCTTCGACGACAAGCCGTGCGAGAACGTGACGTTCACCCCGCAGACGAGCCGCACCAAGGTCCACGTCGATGAGATGACCTTCTTCGGCGGCGACGACGAGGAAGGCGGCGTCTACGGTGACATCTACGTGTACCACGGGGACTCGTCTCAGGAGCCCCACCCCTACCTCCAGGACCAGCTCGGGGACGACATCCCCGCGTGGCGGCAGATCTGCTACGCGGTCTTCAACCACGTCTACCTGGGCACGAGCCCGTACATCAAGGACGTCGCCCTCGTAGTGCGGCGGTGCCCGAACAGCCTGGGCCTCACAGGCGGAGCCGAGAACATCGATGGCGACGCGAACCCCGCCGCGATGATCTACGAGCTCCTGGTGCGGCCCCCGGGCAAGAACGGGCTCGGGCTCCCGGAGGGGTTCATCGACGTCGACAGCTTCCGGGTCGTGGGCCAGTCGCTCGCAGGCGAGAGCATGGGCCTCTCCATGGTCCAAGACCGCTCGACCCCGGCGCGCGACCTCATCCTCGAGATCCTGAGACACATCGACGGCATCGTCTATGTGGAGCCCTCTACCGGGCTTCTCACGATCACTCTCGTCCGGTTCGACTACTCGGCGGAGGAGCTGCCGGTTCTGGCCGCAGACTGCTGCACGGTGACGGCGTTCGCACGGGCATCATGGGGCGAGATCAAGAACCAGGTCCGTGTGTCCTACGTCGACCGGGCCGACGGCTTCGTCGAGAAGACCGTACAGGCGCAGGACCTCGCCGCGATCGAGGCGCAGGGCGGCGAGGTGTCAACGCAGGACCTCCAGCTCCGGGGCTTCTCGAACGCCGCCGGCGCTCAACAGGCGGCGGCCCGGGCCCTCGTCGCCGTCGCGTACCCGCTTGCGTCGCTCACGATCGAAGCAGACCGCACCGCATGGTCGTTCCGGCCGGGAACCGTGTTCAAACTCGTCTGGCCGCCGCTCGGGATCGACGGAATGGTCTGCCGCGCGCTCCGGGTCGGCACCGGCGAGCTCCTCTCCGGCAAGGTCCTCATTGAGGCGATGGAGGATATCTTCGCGGTGGACTGGACCGCCTACACGCCGCCGTCCTCAAGCGGCTGGGTCGATCCGTCAGGCGAGGTGCCGGCGCTGACCGATCAGGAGGGTGTGCTGGCACCGTACGAGGCGGTCAATTACTACCCGTTCCAGGGTTCCGACGTTCAGCAAGCCGTCGTGATGGCCGCGCGCGGAACGCCAGGAGTCTCCAAGGGGTTCAGGGTCTACGTGGAGTCTGAGCCCACGCAGTTCCCGTTCTTCACTCCGTCAGGAACGCTGGAGTCCGCCATTGATGAGACCACGGACGAGATCACGATCGCGGCCGGGCCTGACTGCAACCTCGTCCAGTCCGTGAACGGGGCGGACTACGCGCAGGGAGCGAACGTGGCGTGGCTCGAGCACGACGTGGTCGAGGAGTTCATCGCGTTCCAGACGGTCGTCGAGGGCTCAGGCACGCTGACGCTTCAGGTCCTCGCTCGGGGCTGTCTCGACACGGCCCCGACGGCGTTCCCATCGGGCACGAGAGTCTGGTTCATGTCCTATGGAAATGGGCTAGTGAACATCCTGGCGCCCGTGCCGCCGTCCACGACGCGCCTCAACATCCTGACATTCCAGCCCTACAACAACAAGGGCGGCTACCCGCTCGGGTCCTGTCTCGACACAACGGTCATCTCCACCGCTCCACCACGGTCGGAGAAGGTCTACTGCCCGACTGCGGTCCTGTTCAACGGCGCGAGCTACCCGAGCTCAATCTCGGGCGAGCTCACCGTCTCGTGGTCCCACCGGAACCGGCTCGGAACGTGGAGCTACGCGGACTCCGGAGTCACAGATGAAGCCGAGTATGGCACCGAGTACGACGTTCTCGTCTACGGCGAGCTCGGGACGCTCGTCCATACAGAGACAGGCCTGACCGGCACTTCGTGGACCTACCTCGAGGCAGACGAGATCGCGGAGTCCGGGCTGGGCCGGCTGAACAACCACCTGCGGGTGATTGTCCGGACGTGGGGAGACTCTAGGAGTCACAGGGCGATTCGGGAGATTGAGTGGGAGGTGGACCGGACTTGAGACCATGGCGCCGCCGTTACTTCCAGAACTCCATGCTCCATGATAGCTGAACTCCCCAGGCAGGTCTCGCACCTAGCCCTGAAGGACAGGTTAGCAGACCAAGCTCAATCCCGTGAGATTCACGGCGGCGCCCGGAGGCGTTCAGCGAATCGCCCAATATCCACCGCCAGAAGATCCGGAAGTACGGTCCGGCCAGATCCTCTGTCCTGTGCTTCTCGTCGACACCCTCGCGCGGTTGCCATCGACGAGAGATCCTACCCGCCGCGAGCCCGATGGAATGGTGGCTGGATACCGGTAGGCGAACCCCTGTCCCAGTGGCCAGCAGCACATGACGCAGACTACCGGAATCGAGTTGGTCCTCCATGGGATGAATCGTGCCCTGGATCTCGTAGAAGAGCAGCGCCGGGCCAGCGTGGATGCCGATGCACGCACGCATGCTCAGCTTGAACAGGTCTGGTGAGCGTTGATCAACATGGAAGTGCACGGCACCTAGCTCACCAGATGCGCTCAGACCGATGCCGCGCAGGCTGTCGGCCTCGGCAGCCTGTGCCGGTCCGCCAGCTCCAAGGCCGACAAGAAGCACCGGCAGGATTGCGAATAGGACACGCAGCATCGCCACGCCTAGTCAAGCAGCGAGGGACCTAGTCTTCTGGAGTGTCCAAGAGAACTCTAATTTCCCCGGTCTCCCGCTCCGACTCCGACCGAGAGGGTACCATCCAGCCATTGAACGTGTACGTGAACTCCTTCACGCCGGCATCATTGTCTCCAAGGGAGTCCTCATCGTGGTAGCCCACGTTGATCTCGATTCTCCCCGTTGTGTAGACGTATTGGCTAGGAATGGTCCTGCTCCCAGTCGTACAGCTCGTTGAGTAGGGGTACTCGTACATCGGACATCCAGCCGCATCGGTGCTCGTCCAGATGTTACCATAGCTCCCGATAAGCGGCGGCTCGATGTCGTATTCCACTTCGACAGAGATCGACGTACAACTGCTATCGATGTCCAGCCCGTAGTCGCCGACAATCACCTCAGTGATGTAGAAGGACAAGTACTCGTTAATCGGTCCGGTCGCCATGTCTTGGATGTTGTTCGGGCAATCGTTCCAAGACGGGTCGTGGATCGGGTGGCTACCAGCGTCACTCCACTTCATCCACATGTCGCCCGGGACCCATCCCGGTACATTGGTGTCACCGTACCAGCTGGTGCCCGCTACCCAGAGATGGAGCTCAGCGGTCTCGGTTTCGAAGCCAACGCCCGTGCAGCTCACGTCGGAGCATATCGACGCCCCCGTGTTCACCGTGCACGTCTTCGTGCCGGTCGACGACGGATTGAAACGAACCGTCACTGTCCTGCTCTGCCCGGCGCCCAGGCTGTAGGGATCGCCGCCCGACACGATGCTGTAGTCACTGCAGCTCTCGCTCGGATCACCTGTCAGCGTACCGCCGCCCGTGTTCGTGATCGTGAACGTTTTGTCCACATACCCACCGCTGACGTCCACGCTCCCGAAGTTCAGACTCGTCGGGCTCACAGAGCAGTCAGGTTCTTCGAACCCCACCCCGGTGCAGCTCACGTCCGAACAGATCGACGCCCCCGTGTTCACCGTGCACGTCTTCGTGCCGGTCGACGACGGGTCGAAACGCACCGTCACGGTCCTGCTCTGCCCCGCTCCCAGGCTGTAGGGATCGCCACCGGAGATGATGCTGTAGTGACTGCAGCCTTCGCTCGGATCACCCGTCAGCGTACCACCACCCGTGTTCGTGATCGTGAACGCCCGGTCCGCATACCCACCGCTCACGTTCACGCTCCCGAAATTCAAACTCGTCGGATCCACGGTGCATGCCGGAGGAGGCTCTATACCATTGCCCGTGCAGCTCACGTCCAAACATATCGATGCCCCCGTGTTCACCGTGCATGTGTGCGTGCCGGCAGACGTTGGTTCGAACCGAACCTGCACCGCCTTGTGCTGCCCTGCTGTCAGGTTGTACTGACCGGCACCCGCCACGATATCGTAGTGACCGCAATTCTCGCTCGGAGCACCCGTCAGCGTACCACCGCCCGTGTTCTGGATCGTGAATACCTTGTCTAGGTACAAGCCGACAGTCACGTCTCCGAAGTCCAGGCTGGTCGGGTTCACCGAACATACCGGGTCGTTGTCGACACCGACCCCCGTGCAGCTCACGTCCGAACAGATCGACGCCCCCGTGTTCACCGTGCACGTCTTCGTACCGGTCGACGACGGATCGAAACGTACCGTCACGGTCCTGCTCTGACCGGCGCCCAGGCTGTAAGGATCGCCGCCCGACACAATGCTGTAGTGGCTGCAGCTCTCGCTCGGATCACCCGTCAGTGTACCGCTGCCTGTGTTCGTGATCGTGAACGTCCTGTCCACATACCCACCGCTGATGTCCACGCTCCCGAAGTTCAAATTCGTTGGGCTGACCGAGCATGTTGGGTTCTCGTCGACACCGACGCCCGTGCAGTCCACGTCCGAACAGATCGACGCCCCCGTGTTCACCGTGCATGTGTGCGTTCCGGTCGACGACGGGTCGAAACGTACCGTCACGGTCCTGCTCTGACCGGCGCCCAGGCTGTAGGGATCGCCGCCCGACACAATGCTGTAATGGCTGCAGATCTCGCTCGGATCACCCGTCAGCGTCCCGCCGCCTGTGTTTGTGATCGTGAACGTCCGGTCCGCATACCCGCTGCTCACGTCAACACTCCCAAAGTCCAGGCTCGTCGCACTCACCGAACACTGAGGGTCGAGCGGCCTCCTCGCCTCAACGGCGATCGTCTCTGTTCCACCGTTGCTCGTGATCGTGATCGTGCAAGTTCGTGTCTGCCCCGGCGAGAAGTAGCCCCAGTTCACTGTTGCCGTTACAGTGTCATGCTCACCCGTGCTGCTCCCTCCGGTCGGCGAACAGCTCAGCCACGACGCATTGTCTGTCACGCTCCAATTCAGGGTGCCCGTGCCCGAATTCCAAACCTGGAATGTCTCGATCCCATCCGGGTGCGTGAACAACAACGATGACGGTGTGCGGCTCAGGTCTGGATCAGCCGGACGTGTGGCGGTTATCTCAACGCTACCGTTGCCGCCATTTGAGGTGATGCTGATCGTCCCGGTCTTCGTACTCCCAGCCGGCACGTTGCTCCACGCGATCGAGACAGATACATTGTCAGTCTCACCGCCGCAACTCCCGCTTCCGGGGGAGCAACTCAGCCAGTTATAGCTCTCGCTCACAGACCAGTTGAGGGTCCCATCGCCCGAGTTCCGGATACTGAAGCTCTTGCTGCCACCGGGGTAGGTGAAGGAGAGCGAGGCCGGCGTGCGACTCAAGTCCGGATCATCTGGCTCCGGCTCCCACGGCCAGCGACACCCTGGATAGCACAGCATCGCGGCAAGAAGGACGACGACCAGAGCTGTTGTGCGGCCAGACATCGGTGCACCCCCTGACTGTGGATGGGGATTCCACGTGCATACCTGTTCTGAGCGCCAGGCGCCGCGTCCGCAGACGCAGTGCAGCACTACGATCCGCGCGACGCGGCCAGAACCTCCCCGCGGCACGGTTGGAGCTCAGTATTGGATGGTTGTATGTAGATAGCTTACTGCCGACATCATACCCCCGTCAACGTCGATATCACCCCCCACCCGTCCCATGGTCCGATCCTGCCCAGGAGACCTCTGCAATCGGGCTTGGGCGGTCACGCAGCATGGCGGCCATTCAGCGAAGAGCGCGCTTCTTGCACCTGTCCCCTCGAAGGCCCTAAACCCCCCTTTCTCCTTCGGAGGCCGTGCGTCCTCGACCCTGACCGGGCGGAGGCACAGCCGCGCATTCTCCGAGGGCAGACAGATGTTCCAGCACGAGGCGCTAGCAAAGGGCCGTTACAAGCGCGTTCCGTCCCGGTGGGAGACGGACTTCGGTCGATGGGTGGCGGACTTCGGCGTCCCGCAGATCGTGAAGGCGCTCGACCACGATCCCGACCTGCGTGTGACAAACCAGGCCGTCTACGAGTGGCTTCAGGGCCACCCGCCCCGTCCGGCTCGGGCCATGGCGCTCGTCGAGATGTCGGGCGGGCGGCTCACTCTCGAGGCGATCTACGAACACGGCCGTGAGATCCGCCGCTCGCAGCACCCAGCAGGACCGGAGATCGACACCCAGGAGCATCACCAGCGATGAAGATCAACCTGCAGATCGACTCCGCCCAGTTGGTCCTCCGCCTGCGAAACGGGCAACGCCGGCTCGCGTACGCTGCCGTGAACGCCATCAACAACACGGCCAAGCGCATACAGACAGCGGAACGGCGACGTGTCGAGGAGGAGTTCACAGTCCGCAAGAAGGAGTTCATCCGGCGCGAGGCCGCGATCATCAAGCCGTTCGCGAGCGTGAAGCAGGGCCGCGCGTACGCCGAGATCTCAGTGGGCCAGAAGCCGCGTCTGCTCCTCTCCGCCTTCGAGCGCGGCGCCGAGCGCAAGCCGTTCACATCAGCCGCCAAGAGCGTGGCTGAGCCAGTCGTCGGCGGGCCGGCACGCCTCAGATTCACTGAGTCGGTCCCACCCGAGCTTCGCATGGGACGGCTTCGCTTTGACCGAACGAAGACGGGCAAGCGACGCGTGGGCGTGACGCGGACCAGGACCTACCTCGTGCCCGAGGTCGGCATCTTCCAGCGGGTCGGCAAGGAGGCGTCACGCATGGTCTACATCTTCACACGCGGCAAGCGAATCAAGCCGCGCCTGCGGTTCGTCGAGACAGCCAGGAAGGAAGCGCGGAGGTGGTTCCGCGAGGAGATGCAACGTGAGGTCGTCAATGCCATCGCCAGAGCACGTGGAAGGGGCCTGTGAGCGCGCGGTTCCTTTCAGGGCGACACCCTCGGGTTCCGGCGACCGCGGTTTTCGAGACGTGCGAGGCGCCTGAAACAACTTGCCACTTGCCAGTTGCCACTCGCAGGGAAGCAGTGGCGCGGGAGGATGCAGATGACACGGAAGACTGAAGCACCCGCGGATGCCGAAAAGGCCCAAGCCAAGGAGCCTAGGCGCCGCAAGGCCACCACGAAGAAGGCGGCAGCACTGCGCCGGGAGCGGCCCACGGAGAAGCGACAAGTGGCAACCGAAAAGGGTGGCAACTTGGGTGGCAACTTGCCAGCCTCCGGGCCTGCGACAGCAGATGTGCCTGAGGCCTTCGCCGTGACGCTGCCGGGCAAGCTCGAGCACTGGCCCATCGACCGGCTCCGTCCCTACGAGCGGAACCCTAGGACGCACAGCGCGGAGCAGGTCACGAAGATCGCCGCGAGCCTCCTGGAGTTCGGCTGGACGAACCCGATCCTCGTGGACGGCGACTCCGGGATCATTGCCGGGCACGGCCGGCTCCTGGCGGCCAGGGAACTCGGGATGACCACGGTCCCGGTGATCGAGCTCGCGCACCTCACCGAGGCACAGAAGCGCGCCTACATCATCGCCGACAACCGGCTCGCACTCGATGCCGGCTGGGACGAGGACCTTCTCGCGGAGGAGATCAAGGCGCTCGAAGGCCTGGACTTCAACCTGGTGCTCACCGGGTTCGATCTGGACGAGTTGCACGCCCTCCTGGAGGACGAGAGGGCTGAAGAGGTTCCGGCCCCGGAGCCGCCTGAGGATCCCGTCTCGCGCCCGGGCGACCTCTGGATCCTGGGCGAACACCGCCTGCTCTGCGGCGACTCGTCCGATCCAGAAGCCGTTGACCGGCTGCTCGACAGCGCACCGATCCACCTCGTGAACACCGACCCGCCCTACAACGTGAAGGTCGAGCCGCGCTCGAACAACGCGATCGCCGCCGGACTGTCGAGCTTCCCAGCCGCTAAGAGCGCGGTCGAGGCCTCCGACGCCCAGGGCATGCACCACCAAGGTTTCGACCTGGCGCGTCACAGGACGAAGTCGAGGCCCACCGGGAGGATGCGTCCCAAGGACAGACCGCTGGCCAACGACTTCATCTCCGACGAGGCGTTCGACGAACTCCTCCTGGCGTGGTTCGGGAACATCGCGCGTGTGCTCCTCCCCGGCCGCTCGTTCTACATCTGGGGCGGCTACGCGAACCTCGCCAACTACCCGCCCGCGCTCAAGGCCGTGGGGCTCTACTTCAGCCAGTCGATCATCTGGGACAAGCAGCACCCGGTCCTGACGCGCAAGGACTTCATGGGCGCGCACGAGCAGGCGTTCTACGGCTGGAAGGAAGGCGCGGCGCACCAGTTCTTCGGTCCCAAGAACGTGCCTGACCTCTGGGCGGTCAAGAAGGTCAACCCGCAGAGCATGGTCCACCTCACCGAGAAGCCGGTCGAGCTCGCGGTGCGCGCGATCCACTACTCCTCGAGGCCGGGCGAGAACGTGCTCGACCTCTTCGGCGGGAGCGGTAGCACGCTGATCGGCGCCGAGGAGACAGGGCGGCGGTGCTTCACGATGGAGCTCGACCCGGCCTACACGGACGTCATCGTGCTCCGCTGGCAGGAGGCGACCGGCGAGAGCGCCGTGCTCGACGGGGACGGACGCCCCTTCGACGAGGTTTCTGCCGAGCGCAGGCCTGAACGGGGCGTGTAGGCCTTGGCCCGGCGGAAGAAGAAGGGGCTCATCTCGCAGCGCGAGTATGCCCGCAGGCGCGGTGTCTCACACTCTGCGGTCCAGCTCGCCGTACGCGCGGGCCGGATCTCGACCGTGGACGGGAAGATCGACCCCGAGCAGGCCGACCGCGAGTGGCGTGAGAATACCGACCAGAGCAAGCCCCGTAACAGGATCACGGGCGACCCGAAGCAGACGCGCGATCAGGGCGAGCCCTCGCAGCCTATGGGCTCGGGCGGCGGCAACGGCGGTGCGACCGGCTATGCCAAGGCACGGGCGGCCAGGGAACTCTACCAGGCGCAACTCGCCAAGCTCGAGCTTGACCGCAGGCGTGGAGAAATCGTCCGTGCCGACGAGGTTCGGATCACCGCGTTCAACATGGCCAGGAAGGCGCGGGACCAGCTGATCGCCCTCCCGGAGCGGGTCGCGCCGATGCTCGCGGCCACGGATGACCCCGCCGAGGTGCAGCGCATCCTCGAGGAAGAGATCGAGCGGATCTGCCAGGAGATCGCTGATGCAGAACGGCCTTGAGGTCTACGAGACAGCCTACCGTGCTGGCTGGCGCCCGGAACCGCGCCTCTCCG